CAGTGTCAGCAGACCAGCAATATTCACAAGTGGCTTTTGGCTGCTGAGAATGCTCTGTATATTGGTGACACTGATGCATGGGCTGGTATGTCTGCCACGTTGCGAAATACTTCTGATGGAACCAGTCACATCATTACGGGAATGTCTTTTGGTAAGGTTCCTGACAAGGTTTATCAGGCAGAGGGCCAGATGGTTACCTGGACCTTGTTCGCTGCAAACATCCAGAATATTCCGGCGTAGTATTTTAACAAAAAGGAGAAGTTAAAATGAAAAGGGAGATGTTCAAAGAAGTTGAAGTAAGCGGTAGGAGGTTCAGGATTGGGCGGCTTGATGCACTGACAGGCAGTTACATTACCACTCTCATTCTGATGCAGATGCTTCCGTTTGGTGACGCACAGGTTACCGGAGGTACAGGAAAAGACAGATCACTGATGGACAAGAAGACATTTTTGGATGTTCAGTCGGAATGTTTGAAAGTAATTGCCGAATTGAAGGAAGTCGGTGGTACCATGGCTCCATTGCCGATCATGCTTTCCGATGGACGGTGGGGAGTAGAGGGTCTTGACACGGACACTGTAACTGTCATGACTCTTACCATTCATTCACTCATTTTCAACATTGCTGATTTTTTTCAAGGAGACGCATTGAACAATCTGATCAAACCCATATCGGATTTGACCCCGTTCAATGCGAAGGAATAGATCAATTTGCATTTGCTCCTGTGTTTGTGGGAGATTGGAAACAACATGAAGTATGGGACGGTACATACACGTTCAGTGATTTACTGGATTGGCATGAGATTGCACAGGTGAAGGCTGAGAATGAAAGAAGACACCAACGCTGGGTTGAAGCAAATAGGGCAGGGTAACGATGAACTTTCTTGAAGAATACTTAGTAAAACTTGGTATTCAAATAGATAACAAACAGTTCAAGAAGGCCAAAGACGTTCTTGGGGATCTTTCAAAGAACCTTGAGAAAAGGCTTCCTGCAGGGTCTGCTACGGCAATTAAGGCATTTGGTCTGCTTGCTACTGCTATTACAGGGGTGACTGTTGAAACCGCCAAGATGGTAAATCAAGTTGCGAAGGCGGATATGCAGTACCAGTTGCTTGCACAGCGAATGTTTATGTCTGTACAGGCAACGAAAGCTTTCACTTTGGCTTCTGAAACATTGGGAGCCAATCTTCAAGAAATCGCATGGAATGTCGAGCTCCGCGAAAGGTACTTTGATCTTGTAGACCAAGTCAACAAGCTTGAAATTCCTCCTGAAGCTCGTGATATGTTGAAGCAGGTTAGGAGTATCGGGCATGAGTTTGATAGATTAAAGCTTGCTGGGAAACTTTCCCTTGAGTGGATCGCCGTTCATCTACTGGGTCTTAACAAGGGCGGTTTGACTGAGATGCGGACTCAGTTGCGATCATTTACAGAAAATATTTTTGATAAGATCCCGATTTGGACGAAGCAGATAGCGACGTTTCTAGATGTCCCAATAAAGCTTGCGAAAACAGTGATAAAGCTATTCGGGGATATAAAAGATGTGGCGATGCCTGTACTTAAATTGATATGGGGTTTTCTTGATAAAATCTGGAATATGATGGCCCCTTGGCAACGGCAATTGATTGTACTGGGGGCACTTATTTTGGCAGTATTCAGTCCAATAGTTGGGCCGATTGCTGCGGCGACGGCTGCCGTTACTGCTTTTCTTCTTGTACTTGATGATTTCTACGCCTATTCTGAGGGACGAAAATCTTCACAGTTACTGGCACCATTTTGGGAGTTTGCCGAATTTTTGCAGTTTACCTTAACAAGAAGCATTTTAAAGGTTATCGTTATCGCTGATCACATGTGGTCGGCATTGAAAAGACAGCGACATGCCAGTGGATTGAGTTGGAAACAGGATCTGGATAAAACCATAAAGGATTTTGATGCTGAATGGTTTGCAAGAAAAGCAGCAATGGACAAAAAACGGGCAGAAGCTAATATACCTGAGAAAGAACTTTTGAACGTTATTGCAAAAGGTGAGGGCACCTCTGATGAGTTGGCTAGACAAAGAGGATTTGCTTCCGGGTATGATGTAACCCTTGGGTACGGAGCATATGCAAAATCTTCTAAACCTGTTTCTCAAATGACGTTCCGTGAATTGGAAGAGCATCAAAACAGAATGCTTGCTGAACAACGTAGGCGAGGAATAGATCCGGGAAAAGCATCAAGTGCTGCTGGGAAATACCAGTTTACAAAGACGACCCTGTTTGGGGCAGGAGGGAAAGGAGGATTACTGGAACAACTTGGAATCTCAAGAGATGAAATCTTCTCGCCTGAGATTCAAGACAGACTGGCGCTTGCTCTTGTTAAGAAAGAGACAGAGCAATTTAGACAAGGGAAGATTACCCAAGCCCAATATCAAAATGTTCTGGCAGGTCGCTGGGCTTCTGTAGCAACGGCAGGTACAGGAGCCAGTCGTTATGGGCAGCGAGTTGGGACTACTGCCGCTGATTTGGCGACTGTTCTTCCTGGAATACGTGGCGTTGCGTCACAACCTCCCGGATCTCCTGCATATGGGAATATTCCGGCAACTCTAGGGGCAGAGAATTACAATGTGAGTGTTGTGGTAAATGCACAGACCACAGACCCAAATGAGATAGCAGATAAAGCAGTTGCAGGTGTAAAGAAAACATTGCGTGAGGCGGAAAGAGGAAGAAAGGCAAAGAAGGTTATTGGGGCGAGAGTTGGGGCAACAGCGTAAGTGATAAGGAATTTTTGAAATGCCCGGTATAAACAAAATTTCGTCGATATACATGATTGGTAAAGCTGCCTGGAATGTGTTTAAGGTGGCTACAACACCGAATCCCACCCTTACAACGAAAGGGGAAGCGTGGCGGCCCCCTCAGTGGGATGCTTATGGCACGGATGAGGAGCAGATGATCTATCTTGCTCCTAATATTGCTGAAGTGACGGAAGTATTGACTGGGGCCGGTGCTTCACAGAGAAAAGAGGAAGTAACAGTAGGATATTATTTTGACGCATTCTTAAAGGAAAGTCATTCTGGTTCTGTCAGGGTGACTGAACACCCTGTTCAGGGCGGGTCAAATATAAGTGATCATGCGTACAATCTTCCGGACAGATTGACGTTGGATGTTTTGGTTTCGGATTCCGTGGAGTCTATCATATCGGGCCAATTTACGGGCGGGGATACAAAATCAACTTCCGCATACGAGATTCTGAGGAGTTTGAAAGAAAGAAGAGTCTTGGTTTCTGTGAGGACGCGCTTGCATTACTATACAAACATGATCATTGAGAGTTTAAATACTTCTGGCGATTATAGGTCGTCGAATAGTTTGCGATGCTCCGTAGTTTTGCGACAAGTTATGATGGCTGTGGTTCCTGTAGAGTATGTCACTTTAAAGAAAAAACAGGCTGTTGTTGAAACAAAGAAAGGCCCACAATCTACAGAGGATGGCAGTGCTCTTGCAACTATGACAGGACAATAATAGATATGGCTTACCAAAAAATACCATTAACAAGCGACCCTAATCAGGAATTTTCTGTAACTCTTCAGATTAATGGAGAGAACAGGCAATTGAAGTTTAACCTGAATTGGAACTACATAGGGAGCTACTGGGTCATGCGAATTACGGACCCTGCAACGGATCAGATTCTCATTGATTCTGTTCCATTGGTTGCCGGTTCAGTAAATACGGACCAGTTAAACATACTTAACAAGTATGAGTACTTGGGCATTGGTAAGGCGTATTTGATTCCGACCAAGGATCCGATTGAGTATGATCATCCTAATGATGAGAATCTCGGGACAGATTTCGCGTTACTTTGGGAAGGGTAACATGACAAACGATATTTTGGCTACTCAGACAAATTACAAGGACAGACTGTTCGGTAGGAAATGGAAGATCAGTCTGCTAATCCCTAAGTCTGAGACAGAAACTTCTGCTGATGTAACTAAATATGTTGCTTTTGTCCTGTCTGATAGCGATCATGAAGATCAATCTCTGGAAGTTTCTTTCAAAGTAGAGAAATTTGGATGGAAGAATCCCAACTTCTCGGAAATAATTGTTTACAACTTAAATCCTCAGACAGAGAATTTGGTTATCACCTCAGGATCAAGGATTCTTATTGAGGCCGGATATGTTAACGGAGATTATGGCGTAATCTATGATGGAAGTATCTTTCAGCCGATGTGGGAAAGGGAAGACAACGTTACCATGAAAGTAACTTTCATGTGTATTGATGCGATGGATATTATCTATGAAAACCACGTTTCTGCTTCTTCGGGTGCTTTGACTCATCAAAAAAATTGTGTAATAGACATGGCAGCAGGTGCACGGAGACCCTTCAAGATTGCCAAAATTTCTGATTACATGGGAAGTGCTCAATTGGCTCGTGGGAAAGTCTTTTTTGATTCCCCTACGTATTACATGAGAAAGTATGCACAACAGTATGGGAGGTTATGAGTGCCATTGATCGGGAAGTGTATATTGATCGTCCGCAAGACCCGATACCTGTACTTTTAACAAAACAAGCATTGGTTCTTTCCCCGAATTCTGGTGGGTTGGTCGGTACCCCACAACAGACGCAGGATGGGGTTACTTTCACATGTTTATTGAACCCAAGGATCAAGGTTTTCAGCCCGGAACCGATGTTAGTGAAGATTGATAACAAGCTTATTCGCCAGATGGCTATTCAGTACGGTTCAGCCGGATTTTCAAGGCTTGATGAGGACGGCATCTATCGAGTGATTGGGATCACTCATTCAGGAAACACAAGGGGCAATGATTGGTATACGACTGTAGTTGGGTGCAACCAGTCAATGGAAGGGACCCTTGCTACAATGTACAATACTTCGAACGACGTTAATACGTAGGGAAGGTTATGGCATTATTTAAAGTACCTCTATCAGTAAGACTGGGTGATGAAGATGAAATTCTTGAACGGAAGTTTGAGAAGTGGGGCAATCGTATTCGTGTAGCCTGCCCCGGCATCATTCAGAGCTTTGATGAGGTTAAACAGACCGTTACTGTGAGATTGGCAATTAGAGAGATGCTGAGTTTCAACTGCGGTCCTTATGAGCACCTTGAAGTTCCAATTCTTCAGGATGTTCCCATCTACATGCCACGTGCCGGGAACTTTGTTTTAACTATGCCTGTGACCGTTGGTGATGAATGTTTGATCATTTTCGGTGATAACTGTATTGACAGTTGGTGGGAATCCGGAAACGTCAGTAATCAGTTGGATTTGCGTAGGCACGATCTATCTGACGGGATGGCGTTGATCGGGATCTGGAGTCAACCGAAGAAGATCAATGGTTACTCGACCGATTCCGCCGTACTAAGAAACCTGAATAACGATTCCTATGTAGAGGTTAGGGATGACGACATCAACATTGTTACTCCTACGAAGGTCACGATTACGGCAGGTAGTGAAGTTGAAGTCAATGCACCCACGGTTGACGTTAATGCGACGGATGTTACGGTGGATGCGACAAATGTTGATGTTACGGCTACAAAAACAACTGTTAATTCGCCTACGGTTGAGGTGACAGGGGGAACGATTACGTTGACGGGCTCGAGCGGGGTAATCCTGGCGGGGGGAGGTCTTTCTTCCATCGATTCCAAGAATTTTATGGCTCATCAGCATAGTGGTGTGCAGGGCGGGTCAGGGCAGACCGGAGGAGTAGTGTAATGCTTTACAGAAGACTTGATAGCGATCATGACTACTGTTTCGGTAGAGGGTTTGGCGACTTTCTTGTAGACAGTACTGGAAATCCTGATGCGGTAGCCCAAGCCATTAAAACAAGGTTACTCCTTCTCTTAGGCGAATGGTGGAAGGATTTGCGGGACGGTCTTCCTCTCTGGCAGAAGATACTGGGTGCACGGATCAATGATAGAAAGGTGATCGACAAGATCATCACCGATCGTATTCAAGGGTTGAAGCTTCCCAATGGAACGACTGCTATCACCGCGATAAAGGAAGTTTCTTCTGAGTATAATACAACTACAAGGGAATATTCTTTCTCTTGTAGGGTTGATACGGTTTATGGCGAGTTATATATTACAAATAAGAACCAGTTGACGAGTTAAAGGAGCGGTCATGTCTTACTTTGCACCTTATGTGGATGACGACGGTCTTCACTTGCCTACTTACAATGACATTCTCGAAAAGAGAATCGATGATGCGAAGGCTATTTTCGGTGAGGATATCTATCTTGCTAATGACTCTCCTGATTATCAGATGTTGGCAAATGAATCGTTACTGCTTTATGAGACGATGCAAGCAATTCAGTACGCCTACAATCAGATGAGCCCCGTTACGGCGGTTGGAGTTGGACTTTCAAGTCTTGTTCAGCTTAACGGGTTGACGAGACAGGCTGCATCTTACTCAACATGTGACGTTACCCTTACAGGAACTTCAGCAGCTACGATAACCAATGGGAAGGTGCAGGATGAGGCTGGGAATTTGTGGGCGCTACCAACTCCGATCACTTTACAGGCTACAGGTTCCCCGGTTGGCAGCACATATGAATTAACTGTTACAGCAACTTGTGAAACTGCTGGGGCAGTAATTGCGCTTGCCGGTGACATAAACGTTATTGTAACACCTACTGCCGGTTGGACAAGCGTTACAAATGCCAGCGCCGCAACCGTTGGGCAAGATGCTGAAACTGATGCTGAACTGAGAACTCGACAGGCGGTAAGTGTAGCGCTTCCTTCACAAACGATGTTGGCTGGAACCATTGCAGCTATTGCAGCCCTCACTAATGTGACAAGATATGCCATTTATGAGAACGCAACAAATTCGACCACAGGAGGCGACCCTGGCGTTCCGTTTGATGGCGCTCCTGAGCATTCTATCACCTGTGTTGTAGAGGGTGGGGAGATTCAGGATATTGCAGAAGCGATTTACTACAATAGGGGACTGGGTTGTTATACCAATGGCGATATTGAAACGACCATTGAAGATACAGAGTATGGAACGAGTACCACTATAAGGTTTTATCGTCCAGTTGAAGTTCCTGTCTATATTAAAATTGAACTACACCAGTTGACCGGGTACTTGATGGACACTGATGATGATATAAAAGAGGCAATTGCGGAGTACATCAATAATTTGGGTATCGGTGACACTCTGGCTATTTCGTCCGTTAACTACGCGGCGTTGTCGATTATGGTTGATCAATTAAGACCTACGTTTTCAATTTACTCGATCTCGTTAGGTGAGTCCCCCAATCCGATAGGTACGGCAGATTTGACGTTGGATTACAATGAAGTGTTTACCTCCGATGTTGACGACATTGATATTGTGGTGGTGTAAGAGATGGCCGATATAACATCAATAGCAATACTTCCGGAAGAGTCTAATATTTATCTTGGTGATACTGTACAGTATCAAGCTATTGCAACGTATGATGATAACTCTACGGCGGATATTACGGATGACATAACATGGTCTGTGATAAACTCTTCTTTAGTAGCAATATTTGACACAGACACCATCGGTTTATTGAGAAGCCTTGCCTCTGGTACAGGAGAGGTGCGCATAAGTGCAAATGTAGGTGATTTTATTGCGTTAAGTCAAACATCACGTGCATGGTATGGCATGGCCGCTGCTCCGAATGGCGATGTTTATGCATGTGTGGTTAATGGCGATATTTATAAACAGACTGGTGGCACAGGTAATTTTACTGCTTTGAATCAAACATCACGTGCATGGGATGGTATTGCCGCTGCCCCGAATGGCGATGTTTATGCTTGTGTGATTAATGGCGATATTTATAAACAGACTGGTGGCACAGGTGATTTTATTGCGTTAAGTCAAACATCACGTTATTGGCGGGGGATGACCGCTGCCCCGAATGGCGATATTTATGTCTGCCATTCCGTCGGGGACATTTACAAACAAACTGGCGGTACAGGTGATTTCGTTGCACTAAGTCAGGCTCATCTTTATTGGTATGGTATTGCCGCTGCCCCGAATGGTGATATTTACGCATGTGTTTATGAGGGCGATATTTACAAACAAACTGCTGGTACAGGCGATTTCATTGCATTAGGTCAAACCTCTCGCGATTGGACGGGTATTGCCGCTGCCCCGAATGGTGATATTTACGCATGTGTTTATGAGGGCGATATTTATAAACAGACTGGTGGCACAGGTAATTTTACTGCTTTGAATCAAACATCACTTACATGGTATGGTATTGCCGCTGCCCCGAATGGCGATGTTTATGCTTGTGTGATTAATGGCGATATTTATAAACAGACTGGTGGCACAGGT